TTCAGACTGGTTAGATAGAGCAAAGATGTATTATGGTTCAGTAGGTGCAGTAGTTAGTGGTAAACCAGCCACAATCAAGTTTCCTTCTGGTGCAATGATAAGATGTGGACACTTAAAAGATGAGTCATATGAAAAGTATCAAGGTCATGAATATCAGAGAATGGTATTAGAGGAATTGACACAGATACCAAATGAAGAGAGTTATTTGAAATTAATAGCAAGTTGTAGGTCAACAGTTGATGGTATAGACCCTCAAGTATTCTGTACTGCAAACCCAGGTGGTAAGGGTCATGCATGGGTTAAGAACAGATGGAAGATTGGGATATCAGAACCGAACAAAGCATTTAAAGATGATGTTAGTGGAAGGTATCGAATATACATACCAGCAACAATAGATGACAATCCAACATTAAAGAGTGCTGACCCAGAATATGTAAGGTTTCTGGACAGTTTACCAGATGGATTAAGACAAGCATGGAGAGATGGAGATTGGGAGATATTTGCTGGACAGTATTTTAGTGATTGGAAACCAAACATTCATGTTATCGATGAAGAGTATGCAAGGTCCATGGGATATGGAAAAGATTACAATGCACGATATGTGGGCATAGATTGGGGATATTCAGCACCTTTTTGTGCATTATGGAGTGAGGTAACACCAGACAATAGAATATTCTTTTATGATGAGGTTTATGGAACTGAAAGACATCCATCAGAATGGGCAGTTGAAATTAATAGTAGGTCAGAGGATATCGTTATGAGTTTAGGAGACCCAAGTATGTGGACAAAGAATCCGATGAGTTGGAACAGTCCAGACAGACCAGCATTCAGTGAAACGAGTATAGCAAATGCTTTAATTGGAGACCCATCGAACCCATGGGTAAAGAATTTACAACCAGCCAATAATACGAGAGTAAATGGATGGATGAAGATAGCAGAAATGATGAAACAAAATAGGTTTTTTATTGTAAAAGGTAGATGTAGGAATCTGGAGAGAACCATCCCATTAATGTTGAGAGATGAGAAGAATCCAGAAGATGTTGATACGACACTCGAAGACCATGCTATGGATGCTTGTAGATATATAGTGAATCACATACAGGTTCCATCAACACCAAAACCTAAATTAAGTAAAGAGCAATTAAGGTATAAAGAGTTAACAGAAGGAAGAGACGAAGGATATACTTGGGAGTTTTAAATGGCTAAAAAGAAAAATAAAAATCCATACAAGAGCAAAGTTAAAAGCATTCAAAAATTGAGAGAAAAGAGAAAAGCAGATAAACTTATAGGCTCTTATGACAATGTAAATGCTGTTGGTGGTGAATAATGATAGAGGTTAAAAAGAAAGTATTGGGCAATGATGACCTTAAAAGCAAGGTTTATGCAAAGTTTAAAGAAAAAAGAAAGGATAAAGGGATAAGTGCATTATATAGATTAAATGCTATAGAAATGGAGCAAGGTAGAAAAGTGGATGCTCCAGACCCATATGCATCTGATGTCTCAATAACTTAATATGAAATCATATGACAATATAGAAGTGGGTGATGGTCTTACTAAAATAGGTGGTGATTACACACCTACAGAGAAAGAAAGAAAATCTGTAAAGAGAATGGAAAAAATGTTTCAATCTGCAAAAAAAGCAAAAGAGCATAAAATAGGCAGATGGAGAAGAAACGAAGAACTATATAGAGGTGATTTCTTTAAACCTTTCAATCTACCAAAGTACAAGAGTAGAGTTGTTGCTAATAGCATACATAGTACAATTGAGACTATATATTCTGTTGTGACTGATAGGAATCCTAAAACGGATATAATGCCTAAAAGAGAAGATCAAGTCGAACAAGCAAAAATTGCTCAAGAAGCAGTAGAAAGTGAGATGGATAAGAATAAGTTTTCTCGTGCAGTTGCATCTATGAAAAAGGATGGTCTTATTTATGGAAACGGATTTGTGAAAATACACTATGATGTTGGATTGGGTAGTGTAAAATATACTACACCAGACCCATATACAGTATTTATTGACCCACTCGCTACAACATTGCAAGATGCAAGTTGTGTTGTTTTTGCTACACCTATGTATGTAGATGATGTTAAGAAAGATTATCCTAATGGGAAATATGTAAAGTCAGAAGGTGAGTTGAATGAATATAAGAGTTTTATCAAGCATTCAGACAGGCATTCAGAATCAAAAGATTACATGACAGATTTAAAAGAAGAGTCCCCAGCATACAAATCAGACAAAGCAGATGATATGTATAAAGGAGGACAGGTTTTACTTAAAGAGGCTTGGTATTGGAATGATGACACATTAATGCTATGTACTTGGGCAGGTAAAATTTTACTACAAGAAGAGGTTGCTCCATATACTTTTATTCCTTTAGTATCTTTTAAGAATTATATGGATTCTCATACTGTATGGGGTAAAGGCGAACCAGAAATTATTGAAACATTAGCAGTTGGTACAAGTATATTGTTATCTCAAGGATTAGACAATATAATATATCAAGGTAATCCAGCCATTGTAATGAGTAAGGCTATGGCGAAACATCCAGGAAATAGACCAACAGATAAACCAGGGCAGATTTTCTACACAAATGGACCACACGAGTCTATAAACAGATTACCTGCTGGGGATATATCTACATCAACATTGCCTTTAGCACAAAATTTAATGAGCATAGGAGACCAGGTAAGTGGAGTGCATGATATTACTCAAGGTCGTAATCCAAGTGGAGTTACTGCTGGTAGAGCAATAGCACAACTACAAGAAGCATCTCAACAAATTATAAGGACAAAAGAAAGAGAGGTTGGGCAAGATGCTGTAATAGATTTATATAAGTACACATTAAGTATATTGAAAAACAATTATGAAAAAGTGATAGAGGTTAGAAAATTTACAGAAGGTACTGGTTTAGAGTTTAGAGTGGTGAATCCTTTTGAGTTGGATGATGATATGGATTATAAATATATACCTGGCTCAAGTATGCCAGAATCAAGAGCAAGTCGCTTTGACCAAGCAATGGAATTAGTGCAATTAGGTTTATTGGATAGAGAACAATTTTGGAGATGGACACAGAAAGATATTTCTAAAGAAATCCTTGAAGAATTGTTAGAACAGAAGAAAATGATGGAAGAACAGAAACAAGCCGATATGGAGACAATTGGAAGCAGTACAGATGAAGATGAGATCATGGAGGCTAAATTAAGATTGATGCATCAAATGGGATATGAAAACCCAGAAGAAGCACAGCAAAAACAGTAGTTCAAGGAGAATATATGGCTAAAAAAGTAATTAAAATAGTTGGTAATAAGGTCAAAAAAGAAGAGGTTGTTAAAAAAGAAGAACGACCTGTTTACAGAGAAGAGAAAGTAGTCTCTAATGTTGAAAGTGAGAATAAAAGAACAACAAACAATGTTGATTCACAAGACAATACTGCCAATACAAGATTAGTCGTTAGAAAGAAAAAGAAAAAAAAGAAAAAGAAAATTTATGTATAATCTCAAAGTAAACAAGGAGTTGTAATGTCAAAAGCGACACAAGTGGTAAAAAATGATGTTAAAAAAGTGGTGCAAAACCTAAAGCCTATTGTAGGAAAAAAACCTTTGGTTCCAGTAGGTGATATTAAGGGTCCTGTTAAAGACCCTATTAAAGACCCTGTTAAAGATGAAAAACCAAAAGATAAGCCAAAGGAAGATGCGAGACCTATTAAAGAAGAGCCAAAACTTGACAGGAAAGATGATAATCCTGTAGTTGAAAATAAACAACAAGTTAAACCAGCAGATTGGAAAAGTGCTAAAACTGGTGGTGGCTATTTTTCAAAGGCAGTATCTAAAATGCTTGACAAAAGAGGTTCAAGCAAAAAGAAAAAGAAAAAAAGAATATCTTTTACTTAAAAAATTTAGATTTAAAAATTTACTTTAATAACCAACTCAAGGAGTGTTAAAATGGTAAATGAGGAAGGTGCCGAACAGGCACAACATTATGATGATGTTGATGCATCGTCATATAATATAAGTGGAGATTCCAGTAGTCCTGTAGAAGAATCCCCACAACAGACCACAGAGTCTGCACAAAATAGTACAGAGAATGGTGAAATCTCAAATGAGCAAGTAGACCCACAATCTGAAGAAAGTAATGAACCAGAAGAGTATGAGTTTGAGATTGATGGCAAAGTTTTTTCAATGGAAGATATTATGAATTGGAAAAAAGATGCTGACAATAAATCCGAATGGAACAAATCAAATACACAGAAGGCTCAAAATCTTTCGAGACTTGGTAAAGTCTTTGAAGCAATAAAGGGAGATACAAAATTAAGTGACTATGTTAAAGATTATTATTATGATAATGATAAAGGTTACAAAGACTC